TTCATTTGGTCAGCAAACGTCATAACACCGTTTACTGTATAACCTAAGAAGATTACAAACATGATAAAGAGTAAAGCATATACGTACTTCATTTAATTTCCTCTGTTGTATTGTGAGTCTACAAGTTCATTGTGTAGACGATCACTTGGTCCATACAAACCACGCCCAAGTCGTCTATTGTCTACGTTGTTTTGGTTATTATAAATCGTGAACGGTTTGTATCCAACAGTTTGCGGGATAGTTGCTTTGCCGTACGCATCAAATCCTGGAGTGAAGCCCATTGCTTGTATGACGACATTCTGCACTTGCTTCTGCGCTTCCATGTCTGCTGCTTTACCCATCTCATTAGCGAGATTCTTACCCTTCTCTACAGCTTCTTTTTTCGCTGCTTCTTGACGACGTTCTGCTAGTGCTTGACGTGCAGTAGGCTGAGGTTTCTCGCCACCTTGTGCTCCACCTTGCGGTGATGGTCCACCAGCTTGTTGTGTACCACCCTCTGGCTTTTTATCTTGCGGTGATGGTCCAGCTTTGATTTCAGCTGGAGGTGGAGGCGGTGGAGCTAACGGAACAGTGGCTGTTGCTACTTGTGCTGGAGAAGCAGAAGTAGCAGTTGTTTGAATAACATTGTTTACATTTTGGTCAGCAACGACAGCAACCTTTACTTCACCAGAAGAATCCGTTGTTGGTGACGATGTTGTAGCTGGCGCATTCTTAGCGATAACACCTGCTGTTGCTACAGTAGTAGCCATACCTTGCTGCTCCAAAACCATCTTCTTTGCGTAGGCTTCAGCGTAATTGGGACACTTCTGGTCATACAACCCATTCAAGGTGCACTGCTGATTGAAGTAAGCAGTTGCATATCCTGGACAGTCTGTAGCGTATAGAGCATTCAAAGAACACTGTTGCGTTTTATACGCTGCAGCGTAACCAGTACATGTGTTAGAATATAGAGGGTTTAGCGAACATTGTTGTGCGTGGTAAGCCCCAGCATAACCATCACAAGTTGTTGAGTAAAGTGGATTAATAGAGCATTGTTGTGTTCTATACGCTTCAGCATATCCTGTACAACGAGAGTTGTATAGTGGATTCGCTGTGCATTGCTGATTGAAGTATGCTTGTTCATATCCTGCACAAGTAGTTGAGTAAAGTGGGTTTACGGAACACTGGTACTGTAGATAAGCTGCAGCATATCCTGCGCATCTAGTATCATACAGTGGGTTATCTGTACACTGCTGGTTGAAGTATGCCTCTTGGTAACCAGAGCATCTGTTAGAATATAGTGGGTTGTTTGAGCACTGCTGAGCAAGGTATGCGTCAGCGTAGCCAGTGCACTGTTCGTTGTACAGCGGGTTCAGTGAGCACTGTAGAGTAAAGTTAGCCGTTGCATATCCTGGACATGATGGATCATACAATGCGCTAATGGTACACTGCTGGGTTAGATAAGCTGCAGCATAACCTGAACAAGTAGGGGATGATAGTGGGTTTGTTAGGCAAGGATCACTACCAGTGAATCCACCTAAAGTATTCCAGCTGAGACCGCCAGAACCCATTGGAATGTTAATACCTTGACCATGATATGCTTGGTAGTACTCGCCTTTAGACAGGTCACCACTCATACCTGAGGTAACAGTATTCCAGTTTACTAGTGCGCCTGCAATGCGGGTATCAACAGCACCAGCTGAGTTGATTTTAATCTCAAAGCTGTTGCCACCGTTAGCATCGCAACATTGACTTACGTTATACCAACCATAAGTCATTGTGTTGGTTTCTCTTAGATACCAGTTGCTGCCAACTCCAGGATGTGCATATAAGTCAGAGTGCACTCCAAAGATTGTATAGTTGTAAGCTGAGTTAGTTGTGTTTCTTAGATCAACACCAGAGCAGCATCCATTTCCAAGGTCAGGTTGAAATGCTACGAAACCATTAGAAGACATCCAAGAGTTGTTGAATGTTCTACCCCAGAAAGGGAAGTTAAACCCAAGTGGAATGTTTCTGACTTCGTCGTCTCCCATAGTGACGTTTGTCGCTGCTGGGTTGGTTCTAATGTCAGCTAATGGAAGTGCATTAACCCCAGTGCCCACTGTGACGGAAAGTCCAGGAGCACCAGGGATTGGCACTGTTACTATATCAGCGTTAGCGAATAAAGAAGTGCCTAGTAGAAACAACGCTACTAGAAACTTCTTCATTTTTTCTCGCCAGAGTCTCTCAGTGGCTCTTCTTTAGCCTTTTCTTTAGTCTGAACGACTACGTCGTCATCCTTGATACGACCCTTAGCTTTCCATAGTTCTTTCGCTTGCTCACCGATCTTACCCTGAGTTGGGCAAGGTGTACCTGCGTCTAGCATTGCTTGGAAAACACGATCGTCTTGGCAGAGAGTAGCTACAGCTGCTACTTTCATACCCATATCATAAAGGTTCTTAGAGAGTTTGATTCTTTCGCAGTTCATATCACGAACTGTAGTACCTAAAGAGATACCAAGAATCTGCGTTTGTACTGCACCAGATGCTGCTGTGGCGCAAACGTCGTTGTTAATAGTAGTAATTGCTGGCGCCACTGCAGTTGGAGGTGGCGATTTTATGGTGGTAGTGTTACTTGAGTTTGTATCAGAATAACTTCTACTGGTCGAATCAGTTACGATCGGCTCTGCGATCGCTGTTGATGTAGTCATAACAAAAAGCACCGCTGCTGCGATCTTTCTGTTCATCTAATGCCCTGTTTAGAGTAATTGTTAATAAGGACATAATATCTTCGACTAGGGAGAGAGACGGTAGTATATTACACTCTACACAGTCATTTAGTATCTCGTTCAATCTCCCGCATACTTTACATTCATACTTATGCATATATTTAGGCATTCCATACTTACGGAGTGATCCTTCTGCCCAAAGAATCATACTCAACTGGTTTTTCTTGTGGTTGCAGCATTTCGACTTCTTTTTCGATCGTTGTTACTTGAGGTTCGATCTTAACAGAGTCTTTAACCTTAACACTATCTTTATGGAAGAACTTATTGATAATAGACTTCGCTTCTTGTGGTAGTGGTTTTGGTTCTGATACAACTACTGGCTCAGGCACTGGATCGGTGCTTTGTGTAACAGAGTCAGTAATTTGATCATTTACTGCATGCGGGAAAGAAGCTACTGGTGCTGGTGTAACTTCTTCCTTGTCCTTCTTCATCTGCCAGTTAGCAGCAATCAGTAAGAGAACGGCTAGTGGGTCAAACACTAGCACAATCATCATAATGACGATTCTTACTGCTTTTTCGAGGACGTCTTCGCTGGCGCTTTCTTCGTAGATGAGCGCTGCGATGTACTTGATTGGTCCAACTTCTGCTTCGACTTTTCTGACTTCGGTGGCGATTGGCGCACGTTCTTCTTGAAGTTTTGCGATCTTGGCTTGGGTTGTTCCAATTTCGTTAAGGATTCTGGCTCGGTCTTTTTGTTGTCCTCTGCGGATGGCAATACTTCTTTCTGCTCCACCTGCGTCGGTTGTTCGACTGAGGGTTTGATTAACTTGCTGATCCAATTGATTAAGTTCTGAACGACTTGCATTCAAGTTCTCCTTTTCTTGTTTTATCTTTTCGTCAATGAGATCTAGCTTTGCTGCGACCTCACCAGTTGGTACTGCTTGATCCAAATGTGCTTTGGACAGATACCCGAAAATACCCATGGATGTTAACATCATCAGTACGACTAGCGCAATGGAGAAGTAACCCATCATTAGTTTCGGGATTTGTTTCCAAGAGCGATAGAGCCAAGAAGCCACTACCAACTTTGAAATTTCTAGTAACGAACCCATAATGAAAATGGGTACAGCTGCTGCTGCGAAGATCGCAACCAACCCCATAATCGAGTAGTAAGCAGCAACTGCGGATAAACCTAAAGCTGTTGCGAATAATAGATACGTCATAGTTTGCCTTTGATATGAGAGCCATGGATTCTACACATGATGTTATTGTTGTAGTAATCGTCTGACTCTAATACCTTCCTTATGAATTGTTCACGTGCCTCAATGTATGAGCACTCTGCTTTGGACTTACAGAAATACAGAATCTCTCGGGTAAAGTTTTCCTTACCCAAGAGTTCTATGTCTTTGTTTAGCTCATTGCTAGAGCCATAATATTCTAACCAGTCAGAATCAATCTTACTTCTGACTTTCTTTTTCTTTTTAGTGCCGTTCTTCAGTGTGACAGTCTTTGTTGTTGTCTTTGAGAACTTTGCTAATTTCTTACCGATGTACTTGCGACCACTGGCTTTGTTGACAATTAAGTATACAAAGCCAATGCAGTCATCAGGTAGGGTTTCAACGATTTGGTTTTCAAAAGTCCACATAGTGGACTATTTATTCCTCTTCGTCGTAATCCTCTTCTTCATAAATGTCTGCTGAACAG